GAGCAGCCATGATTTCTGCTTCTACGTCGATACCGTGCATGGATTGTGCATCCTGAGCGGCTTCAAATGTCCAACGTGCGCTTAGTTTACGAGTCTTAGCCTCAACAACTTGTTTCATGATCTGCACGTTGATCTTACGACCTGGCTGACCTTCTAGTGTAGCAGTAGAATCTGCTCTAGCGGTTGTTGTGTTACCAGAGTAAGCAACAGCAATCTTGAATGGGCTAAGTGCTTCTTCACCTGCTGCAACATCGTTACCTGAACCACCTGTACCAGTCTGTGGATCAGCATAGCGAACACGTAGTGTATGAATTTGAGCAACTGGGCCAGTCATTGGCTGAACACCAACGATTTCGTTAGCGATAACAGTTGGCATCACACGACGGATCACTGGTAGGATCACACGGTTAAGAGTAGCGATCTGACCAGCAGTGGTAGCACCAGCTGAGGCTTCCATCAAACTCTTGCGAGTGTTTTCTAGAATTACACTCATTGAGGTACGGCGATTTCCTTGAAGGCCTTCGAGCAGGGCATCTTTAGTTTCGCCCCAACGGCTTTCTAATAGTTCTTGTGTCATTTATATTTCCTTTAAGGTTTAACTAATTACTTCAACCCTGCCAAACGCTTGAGAGCAACAACATTGGTCTCTTTAGCAGTTTCTTGGGCTGCTGCTTTAGCAGTTTTATCTCCTGTGACTTCACGGCTCTCTGAAAGAACAGTTTTTTCTTCTTTCTTTGCAGCGCCTGTGGTAAGCACAGCAGGGAGATACTTTTCGAATGCAGTCTTCAATTTTGGAGTCTGCACACTTTCTAGAAGTTCACGCATTACCGTTTGCTTCTCCTTTACCAGAGTACCAAGTAGTTCGTCCATTACAGCCTTACGATCTTGGCTCTCTTTGATAACGCGGATTTCGCGTTCTTTTGATTCAACAAGACGCTGGGCTTCAACTTTAGCCGCAGCAGATTCAGCAAGTTGCTGTTCTTGTTGCTCGATTATTTTTTTCATCTTTTGCAATTCTTTGCTTTCGTTAAGATGTGTTAACGAAAACTCGCTGGCAAAAGCTTCAAAAATACGACGTCCAAACATGTTCTCGCGAGCAAGTTGAATGTCTTCCTTGAGTTGATTTAGTTCGGCACCAAGTTTAGATGCAACCGATTCTTTAACAAGTTGTGCACTGTTTTCAATGAAACGTTTTTGTAGAGACTCAAGTTTTGTCTTGGCTTCTGCAACCAAACGCACTTTTGTTTCCACAACTGCTTTCTTGTCTTGAGAGAATTCACGAATTTCTTCAGCCAACGCACGAACAATAAATTTTTCGAGACGCTGGTAATTCTCTTTCTGCACAACACGGTCGCTGCGTAGTTCCTTGATTTCTTCGGCTAGTTTTGTAACCATGAAATCATTGAAACGTCCAGCACTCTCAACCATGTGGTTTTTTAGTTTCACACGATCTTCGACCATTGCTTGTTTTTCGCCTACAAATTCTTCAATTTCTTTGGCGAGACTTTCGGTAACCATCTTGTCTAGTGCTTCTACCATTACTTGCTTATCATGCTCATAACGACCAGCCATTTCTTCACGAATCTCGGAGCGAATCTGCTCACGTGCTTCGTTTAACTTGGCTTCCCAAGCTTCGTTGATGGCTGTTTTAGTATCTTCGTTAATGATACCGCTGTCTAGCAATGGTTTTAAAGCGTCAAACATTGCGGTTTCTCCTTAGATTTTTAAGTCCTTGATCAAGCGTACAACCTGCTCTCTCAAATACTTTTGCACTTTTTGATTTTCTTTTGCTTCACCGGCTATTTCTAGCACCTTGTGGCCATGACGCATGTTCATTAAACCTTCGTATATGGCCTTAGGATAGGCATGTGGGGCACTAGGTTGTGCCACAATGTCTACAGTTACAATTTCAAATTCACTGACGTGCCCAGTGGATTCGCTAACATTGCCGCTTCCGCGACTTGAAACTCCTAATTTCACACCACTTTCTAACATGGTGCGAACTAACTGACCCATTGGAGTGGGCAGAATCTTTAATTTCCCATGACCGGCGGGACCATCCATCCACATCTGTTCAATCATGTGACAAACGCGATCTAAATTAATTTTTAGATCATCAGGATGATCTACTTCACCAAGTACGCTGTATCCGCCTTTAATTTGTTCATTAATAGCATTTACAGCTTTGGCAATTTCGTTAACAGGGTAAACACGCTGGTTAGCGTTCTTTACCCCGCCCTCGATGAATATACCTTTCATGTAAAGATCTTTGCCCCCGCTACCGTCGGTGCGGTTTACAGATTCGACCTGCATTTTAGCATGGTCGAATGTAAGATCTTCTCTTAGGTATGTGGTCATATTATTTTGCTACTGGGCTATGCTTTTGCACTGGTGCGCTGCCGCCGGTTGTAGCACCCTCAGGCTTGCTTGCACCAGCCTTGTTGGTGTAACCCTTGGTCTTTGCGCCAGGAACATTTTCAAAACTTCCAGCGTGTGGCAGATTACCTTGGCTCTTTGTGTACTCGTTGCTGGGCTTTGGCACTGGCTTACCGTCGGCTGCTTGTTCTGCACCACCGCGAGCAATATTAGCACTCGAACCGCCCATGTCATTCTTGCCGGCTACAATGCTTTTGGCATTCATAGTTGGCTTGCTGCTGCTTTGAGCACCAACAGTTTGACCTTCGGCATTTGCAGGAGCTGCAACTTTATCTACATACTCACGCACCATGCTGGGATCAACTGCTTCTTCTTTGGGCTCTTCACCTGGCATTTCCATATCGGCATGCTCTGGCTCGTTCATTTCGTCGCTCATCAGCGCATCAAACTCAGCCTTGAGTTCGTCAAGTGCTGCTTCAAGGTCCATGACACGATCTTCTAGGCCACTTTCTTCGCCGCCCATGTCATCCATGTCGCCTTCTTCGCCGCCCATGTCATCCATGTCTGCATCCATTTCCATGTCGTCACCGGCCATGTCAGCATCCATGCCCATTTCGTCGTCGGCTTCAACTACGCCTTCTTCGTCGGCTTGGATATCATCAGCGATGTCAGATACTGGTTCTTCGATGTCTGTTTCGTCAATGAGGTTTTCGTAAATCTCGCGGCTCTTTTCAACAACGATCTGGTGAAAGAGTTCACGTGCTTTATCGTCCTGCTCATTGATAATGAATTCTATCAATTGCTCATACTTGCTCATTCTAGGGGCTCCTATTAAATTATGTACAACTATATTGATTATTTACATAATATTGTAATATTATGCTTTATATGGTGGTTTTTTGAAGGATTTTGATTATAAACCAGGTACCGCACCGGCTTCTGCCGCAGGTTTATACTGTTTCGATAGGCTTTGAATCTTTTTTTCTTCTTCGAATTTCTTAAGATCATTCATCATTCTTAGACGCTTGATCTGTGCTAGCGTTAATCTAGTCTTGCGTAATTCGCTGGCTTTCTTGACAGAATTGTCTTGCTTTTCGTCGCGGTAGCCAGGAGGAATATCCTCAAAAATGTCATTAATATGCATAAAAATATTTATGCCGTGGTAGGAGTTGCTGCCCCGGCTGCTGGTGCTGCACCAGCAGCCATCGGTGAGGCTATGCCTGTTGTTGCACCCGGTGCTGCACCAGCGCCCGGTTGTGCTGCACCTGCTTCGGCACCAGCCAATTGATCCACTGTTTCTAAATCGCCGGCCAATCCGCCTGGAGTGATGCCCACACTGCGTAGTCCAACTTCGGGCCCATCCCCTTCGGGTTTTTCACCTTGTTCTTGCAACCACATTTCTTCGTTTTCACGCATTTCTTCTTCGGTTAGTCCTAAATAACGTTTCATTAAGAAACGCTTACTGAAGTATGCAACTTGTTCAAGTTGCCCGAATGTGTTAATTCTTGCTGCATCAACTTCAACTTGACGGTGTTGTGCAAAATTTTGTGGTTCGTTTAATTTAAGATCAAACAACTGCCCGTCGATGTTGATACCACGCCAACGCAAAAATAACTTGAATTCTTTGTCTAGACTACGCATGATCATGTTTTGTAGTCTGATACAATAACGATTAAAACGCCATTCTTGAATTAGTGCTGTGCCCACTCGCCCATCGTTATAACTTTGTGTCCCGTCGTCAACGCCTGTGGGCAAGTAACTGCTGGGAATACGTAAACCACGAAATAACTTATTGGTAAAGAAACGCAGATCTGTGATTTCACCTAAATTTTGACCACCAGCCAATGTTTCTACACTACTTCCGCGCCCATCTGCTGTTTGCGGGAAGAAATAATCTTCGTTGGTGCTCAGTGGATTGTATGTGGCATCCATCATACTAACACCACCGCCGGTGGCTGTGGGAATTCTTCGTTGATGAATTTCGTTCTTGATACGCTCAACAAATGCCATGGCCATGTGGTTTGGCATGTTACCTACATCAATTTTGAAGATTCTACGTTCTGGTGCACGTTGTACACGATAGATAATGATAGCATCTTCCAGCAATTCTTTTTGTTTGAATA